TCGTCGTACTTGAACCATGTTTCGCCGTCATTGTGGAATAGGCGGTTAGCGTTTACGTCTAGTTCCGTAACTTGGCGACCGTTGACTGGGCAGATGTAGGTGATGTTAAACTTTTTCATAGTGTTTACCTTTTAGTAAGTGTTGTTTGTTATGCTTAAAGTATAATCTATTTATCGGAGTTGTCAAACAAAATCTTGAAAGATTCTCGAATTATTTTTGAGCGTATCCGGTGATGATTCCGTTTTCTACTGTGAATCCCCAGCCTTCTTCATCGAGAACAACGCCGTGTTCTACTTCGCCGGTGTAAGTAGCACCGATTACGTTTACGTCGTTGTCAACTGCGGTGAATAGTTCGTTTTCGTTTGTGAAGATCATTTTAGTTTTCCTTAGAAAGTGTTGTGTGTTGTATGCTTTGATTATACTATAGTTATCGGAATTGTCAAGACTAATCTTGAATCTTTTTGAAAGAAACTTCAAAAAATTCTACTGCGTCCCGATCAAGACCTTTCGGGAAAGCTTGCAAGAATTCGCGGGTAGTACCTTGGAAAACGATTTGTTTGGTGATTGGATTCGTGATAGTTAGCATTTTGTTTTTCCTTAAAAAGTGTTGTTGTTTGTTATGTCCTTATTATACATAGATCGGCAGATTTGTCAATACCTCTGCACCCTAATTCTGAAAAAAAGGGGGAATTATTTGTTCAGAAGATAATGGCGTATTTTTTCCCCGTAAAGCCGGGGTGGTTCAAACACAACCAACACAAATAAATATAATATGTCTTATCTAAACCATCTAGACTCGACGCTCTTGAAGTAATTTATCATCAAATCGAGACAAGTACATGGCAGCCATCCAGACACCAGTGAAATCATCGCCCAACTTACCGATGCCCGTGTTGCAAGCCTCACAGATCCAGCCCCTAAACTGATTCGTTTCGTGACAATGGTCCAAAACTAGCGTCTTGTGTGATTCTTTACCACAGCACTCGCACCTCTCAGGCTTCTCAGGAGCCACCTTCTTCAACTGGCGTCTAACCTTCGCCTGCTCGCTCACGCACTCCTTACAACGCGAATCAAGGCGGTCCTTGTACATCTTATGACCCGCAAAGGCCGCCCTATCTTTTGCTTGGCCGCATATCTTACATGTTTTTGTCAATGTGAGTCTCCCGGCACATAACACATTTGAATTTTTTCTTGCTAATCATGTAATAGATCGTCGTCCCGCAGCTTTTGCAAGCGGAGCCTTTCACTACTTTCATTTCTGATTCTTTTTTGCTCTTCTTCATCGACACTCCTCCAAACCCTTAAATCCCTAACGGTCATTCCACACCCAATACACCAGCTTTCGTCATTTAATCTGCATATTCTAACACATGGTGATTTCATATTTACATACCCTCGGCTTTTATCCTACCAACAAGCCCCTGTCTGTAGGATATGAAACATTTATTAGTGAACCATTAATCAGTTGTTCTTGTTGGATTGATTTGGGTGAGAGCCGAACTCACTACAGGAAAATTCTTTCGCCGCATTCCATTACTGGAACCAACAACTGCCAAATGTATCAGGCACGGGTAATACCTGAGTCCAATTCCTAACATTCAAAAGAAAAATTTCACTCTGACAACCCCACCTTGGGAGGGTGCCGCCGTCCAAGCGCCACAGACAGGACAAATTTTTATTGTGACAGCGTTAATGAAATCGCCCTAAATCTAAATGTTCCGACCGAAGTCACCATACTATATCTCTTTTCATGCGAAAATGCACAAATTATGGGTAAATTTATTGCTCCTGTGTATATAACTAGTTGTAAACCCCCTAAAGGAGAGAAAAATGAGTGAAAATCCCAAAGAAATAGAGATCGAGCTGCACATGAAGTCCACTGCGGAGCTAGAAGAGTCCGTCAAGGCCGACTTGGAGCAGGAAGACAAGTCCATAGCGTCACTTTTAGAAGAAGAAGGTGAAGATGGAGCTGCCTGATGGAGTAACAGAGGAGAAATTCCTTGCGGCATATCATTTTGTTATTGATAAAATCGCCCATAAATATGTTTTTACGTCCTTTGAGTGTGATGACATCCGCCAAGAGGCGTTTATTATTGCATATGATGGGCTAAAATCCTATGACAATGAGCGCTCGCTGGAAAATTTCCTATATATACACCTGAGCAACAGGCTAAAAAACTTTAAACGCGATAATTATTACCGTTATGAGGTGGGCGATGCCCAAAAAATGCAAGACACCAAGAAAAGCATACTCGAACCCATAGATATACATGAATTATTCCACATAGCCACGGGTTCAGATATTGAAGATGAGGCCCACCTTACAGAAATACATGAGATAATTGATGAAAAACTTCCTGCAAACATGCGCTCGGACTATCTCAAGCTAAAAAATAAGGGTAAACTCACAAAAAGTCGTAAAGTTAAAATCATAAAGAAATTACAAGAGATAATAGACGGAGAACACGAAAATGAAGAAGGGTAGATTCTCCAATGAGGAAATGCAATTTATCGAGCAGAACTGCGAGGTTCTTTCTCCAGAAGCCATTGCAGAGACTCTAACACGAGACCCTGAGTCTGTTAGGGACTGGATTGCCAAACGGGTCGGATTTTCTTCAGCACAAAAGAAAGAGGCGGCTGTAGCAAATGAATTAAAGACGAAACCATACTACAAAGAGCTATCCAACCAATTTTCTTCAGAAGAATTAGAAATGTTTCAATTTCATTTCAAAAAAATGTGGAGCCAGTTCAAAGATGATGTGTTTCATACCGAAGAAATGCAGATAATAGATACGATCAAGCTTGAAATCCTCATGAATCGGATTCTACGGTCCCAACACGAAGGTCAAGAAGAAATAGCGCTTAACGAGCGTCTTGTTCAGAATGAAAAGGCGCGAGACAAGGATCAGCGAGATGTGGACTACATAATGAATTTGGAGCGTCAGATCGCAGTGCTGAGAGCCTCACAGGAGACTCTGAGTAAAGATTACAAAGATCTTCAGGCTCGAAAAGCGACCATGCTCAAAGACCTCAAAGGCACGCGAGAACAGCGAATCAAGGCTATTGAGGACTCGAAACAAACATTTGCATCGCTTGTGAAACAAATAGCAACCAGTTCAGAATTCAGGTCTAAAATAGGAATAGAGATGGAAAAGATGCGACTCGCCACTGAAAGAGAGAAAGAACGGCTTTCAGATTACACACAATATGAGGACGGCAACATCGACCAGCCCTTCCTAACACCAGAAACATTAATTAAAGATGAGGATAAGTAATGAAGGCGATTATATTTGGTATCACCGGACAGGATGGTAGCTATTTAGCAGAATTACTCCTGAGTAAAGGGTATGAAGTTATTGGAGTAACCAGACGCACCAGTACGCCAAACACGAGCAATATTAATCATATCTTGCAAAATATCGTACTCGTAGAGGGCGATGTAACGGACGGCTTCAATGTCGCAAAAATAATCGAAGAGCATTGTCCTGATGAAGTATATAATTTGGCTGCACAATCTCATGTTGGCACTAGTTTCAAGCAGCCCAATCTAACATGGGACATTACCGCTGGTGGTGTTCTAAATATTCTAGAAGCAATAAGATATTCCGACAGAAAAGATAAAATTAGATTTTATCAAGCTAGCAGTAGCGAAATGTTCGGAAAAAATTTCTCGACTACCAAAGGTAGATTTGGTGACATTAAGTTCCAAGACGAGAACACTCCATTCGTGCCACAAAGCCCTTATGCCATCGCAAAGTTAGCAGCGCATCATTTGGTGCGAAATTACAGAGAAGGATACGGCATACACGGAAGTTGTGGTATTTTATTTAATCACGAAAGCGAAAGACGTGGAGAGAACTTTGTAACTAGGAAAATTACTAAATGGATTGGGGGCTTTCTAAAGTGGATTGATGAGACTGGATATACAATACAAGAGCTTGAATCAGATGATTTTAAAACCTCAGAAGATCATATTATAAATTTAGAGGGTAGTTTTCCAAAGCTCAGGCTGGGCAACCTAGACGCTAAACGAGATTGGGGACATGCTCAGGACTATGTAAACGCCATGTGGTTAATGCTACAGCAAGACACGGCTGATGATTATGTTATTGGCACCGGAGAAACCTATAGCGTCAGAGACTTTCTAGATGCTGCATTTAACTATGTTGATATAGATGACTGGGAATCCTGTGTTGTCGTAGACCCAGAGTTTTACAGGCCAGCCGAGGTTGACTATTTGCTTGGTATTCCAAAGAAAGCAGAGAGTGTACTCGGATGGCATAGAGACGTAAGTTTTAAACAGTTAGCAGAAAGAATGGTGGATAGCGATGTCGAAAAGGCGAGACTACGGAGATCCGGTTTACAAGCAGTTTCGTCTTGATGTACTAAAACGAGACAAATATACCTGTCAAATGTGTAATAAAAGAGGTAAGAATGCTTATCTCAACGTTCATCATATAATAAAATGGAGTTCAGCGAGTTCCCTGCGCCATGACACAGACAACGGAGTTACCCTATGTAGGGGGTGCCACAAGTCTGTTACGGGCAAAGAGTCGCATTACGTTTCATATTTCAACGAGATAGTTAGGAGAAATAAAAAATGAGTTTCGATAGATTTTCCTCTTGGGCTAGTGATAGCGAGCCAGATCAGCCAGAAGAAGTTATAGACCCCGCTCCAGAACCCGTGCGGTCTGAGCCAGAACTTTCTGCGGAAAGCGTACTGAGCGCTCTAGAGGCCCTTGAGCCGGGCGAAAGCTATGAAGTAGAGTTGGGCGCTAGGGTCTTTGATGAAGTATATCTGCAAATGAAGAAAACGTCCCCAGCAAATAGGCCAGCCTACAGGGGCGGAGTGTTATCCTTTACTAAGCGATAAATATGCCAAGAAAACAAATACCAAAGTACACAGTTATAAAAGACACTAGAGAGCAGGATGGATGGTTCTTTAGTGAATACGATAAGTGCGATGGTATGGAAATAGGAACGCTTCATACTGGCGACTATACCCTCAAGGGGTATGAGGATATCGTGTGCATCGAAAGAAAAGCTTCGGTATCTGAGATTAGTATGAACCTAGGAAGGAAAAAAGAGGCATTTTTTAACGAAATGGAGCGCATGAAGGATTTCCACTTTCGTTATCTGTTGCTTGAGTTTTCTGCTTCTGACGTTATTAACTATCCCATGAGTCTACTTGACGAAAACGACAAGAAGAATTATGAGATGTACAAAAGCGGCCAGATAAAGAAGCCTGTAGGAAAAAGATTTGATATTGTTGACCAGACTAAACTTAGTGGTAAATATCTTATGAAGTCTCTTATGGAAATATCTATAAGGCGAGATATAAATGTTATTTTTTGCGATAATAAGTATAATGCTTTTATAATTTGCAATAGTATCTTTAAGAGACTTAATGAACTTTTTAATGGGACAGATAATGACGCTCAATAGAGATATTGTTGGAGAAATCCACGGCTATGGAGTAGATGTTAAGAATAGGGAAATATATATAAATGAGTTTGATGATTCTGGCGAGTCGGCTGGTGTTGACCACAGAATGCTCCAAATGTTCATTAAAAATATAAATATTCTTAAAAACCTTAACAAAGAGCCAATCACCATACACATGCAAACGGTTGGTGGTTGCTGGTATTCAGGAATGGGTATATATGACGCTATTAGAAATTCCCGGTGTAAAACAAGCTTTATTGGTTATGGGCAGTTATGCTCTATGGGTACTATTATTATACAGGCCGCCTCCAGACGGCTCCTAACTCCCAGTTCCGCCTTCATGGTGCATTGGGGCAGTAGCGAGATAAGCGGTCACTACCTAAGCTCTCAGAACCTTGCAGCGTTTGAAAAAAGTGCGGCGCAGCAGATGGTTGATATATATGCGGAAAAATGCCACAAGACTGGAAAGTTTTTTAAAGAGTCAGAATATACGCTTTCAAAGACCAAGGCGTATATAAAAAGAAAATTAAATAATGGAGACTGGTATATGTCCGCTGAAGAAGCCGTGTACTATGGTTTCGCGGACGGTATTTACAAATGATAGATCAGACAAAGCAAATAGAAGATGCGTGGCTTGGGATTAGCGTAGATGAATCTAAGCTATTTAACCCTATGGATTTCGTCATGCAGGATTCTGATAATGAAAAACTTCTAGAGAGAATTGCGTGGCTAATGATGCGTCCAGAGTATTTCTCTTTTGCTTGTAAGTACATACTAAATGTTGAGTTGTCTCCATTTCAGTCTTTATTGTTATACGAGATGTGGAATAGAAAATTCCCAATGCTCGTTGGTAGTCGTGGTATGGGTAAGTCTTTCATCCTTTCTGTTTACCCATTACTACGCGCCTTGTTTATGCCTAGAAGAAAGATAATTGTTGTTGGTGCGGCCTTTAGGCAGTCTAAAGTTCTTTTTGAGTACATGGATACTATTTGGAAGAACGCGCCTATTTTGAGGGATTTGTGTGCAAGTAATAGTGGACCTAGAAGAGATGTGGATAGGTGTGTTATGCACATCGGTCAAAGCACTATTACCTGCCTCCCGCTCGGTGACGGTAGCAAGATTAGAGGTCAGCGTGCTAATGATATCATTGCTGACGAATTTGCCTCTATTCCTAGAGATATTTTTGAAAACGTTGTTGCTGGTTTTGCTGCCGTTGCCGCTTCTCCTATAGAAAAGGTCAAGCAAAAAGCGAGAGAAAAGAAAGCTAAAGAATTAGGCATACCCATTAGTAGTCCAGACGAGTCGGACACCGGCGCAATGAAATCAAACCAAATTATCCTTTCAGGTACTGCCTATTATGATTTTAATCATTTTGCTGAGTATTGGAAGAGATATCACGCTATAGTAGCTAGCGGAGGGGACGAATTTAAGCTCCAAGAGGTTTTTGGTGGAGCCGTCCCTGCTGATTTTGATTGGAGAGAGTATTCTGTTATCAGGATGCCCGTAGATAGGCTGCCAGATGGTTTTATGGATAGCGGCCAGATAGCCAGAGCCAAGGCTACGGTTCATTCTGGAATATATCAGATGGAATACGGTGCGGTATTTACAACAGATAGTCAAGGGTTCTTTAAAAGGAGCCTAATCGAATCATGCACAACGTCTCAGATGAAGCCAATAACACTGCCTTCTGGAGACGTGTGTTTTGAAGCCCTGCTGAAAGGCGATCCAAATAAAAAATATATTTTTGGTGTCGATCCTGCTTCCGAGGTTGATAATTTCAGTATAGTGGTTTTGGAGTTAAATGGCGATCATAGAAGAATAGTCCATTCGTGGACGACGACCAGAAAGCAACACAAAGAGAAGTTGAAATCGAAAATAGTAACGGAAGACGATTTCTATTCTTACTGTGCTAAGAAAATTAGACAGCTAATGAAGGCTTTTCCTTGTGTTGAGATCGCCATTGACGCCCAAGGTGGTGGTATAGCGGTTGTGGAAGCGCTTCAGGATAGGGATAAGATTGGAGAAGGCGAGGTTCAAATCTGGCCTACGATAGAAGAAAAAGAAAAAGACACAGACTATCACTCCGGTCTACATATCCTTAAATTATGTCAATTCGCTAAGGCTGACTGGTTAGCAGAAGCTAATCACGGACTTAGAAAAGACTTTGAAGACAAGTGTGTTTTATTCCCATTCTTTGACACCGCTAGTATTGGTCTTTCAATAGAGCAAGACAAGGTTTCTGGAAGAAAGTACGACACTCTCGAAGATTGTGTTATGGAAATAGAAGAGCTAAAAGATGAGCTTTCTATGATTGTCATGACGCAAACATCAAGCGGTAGAGAGCGTTGGGATACTCCAGAGGTTAAACTTGGTGCCGGTAAAAAGACCAGACTTAGAAAAGATAGGTATTCTGCTTTGATTATGGCTAACATGTCTGCCAGACACTACTCTAGCGTAGAGAAAATTCAGGAGATCGAGGTTGGCGGATTTGCTCAGGAGAACGCTTCTAGGTTTGGTAATTCCGGCAAACTCTATAATGGACCAGCTTGGTTTGCCGATAAAATACAAGATATCTATTAAATTGTGTAATAATGGTATTACCATTTCTATTAACAATACTATTGGGAAAATTAAATGTCTGACGATCTATATCTAACATGGGATAACGAGTCTCAAAAGCAAGACGCATACAGGTCTACAGCTGACAATATTGAGGCATATGAGGGTATCCAGAAGGCTTCTGCTCACTCTTATGGCAGAAGAACCAGCTACATAGATATAGAGCCTAACCGTTCGGTAAGGACTAGTTTTAACAGAAGTGACTATAATGCTTTCCGTCCCGGAGAGGCTGTTGCCACCAGACAGAAAAGACTAATAGCACAGTGTATGCAGGCTTATAGTCGTGTTGGCATAATCAGAAATGTTATTGACTTGATGAGCGATTTTGCTAGTCAGGGGCTTGTGCTGGTTCACCCAAACAAGACAATAGAAAAGTTTTATAGAAAATGGTTCCAAGAGGTTGGCGGCACAGACAGGTCAGAAAGATTCTTGAACTACCTTTACAGAACTGGTAATGTAATAACAAGAAGAAGCACGGCTAAAATCAACAGAAAGCAAGAAAGGGCGCTAAAAAGCGCAATTGCCGCAGATACAAAAATAGAGGATATCAACTTTAAGTCTAGAGAAATACCTTGGGGTTATGATTTTCTTAATCCTTTGAGTATTGATGCTGTTGGTGGCGTGCAGCTTGGAAAGCCTGAGTACGTGATGAAGCTATCACATAACTCACATCAAGCCCTCATGACTGCAAATAATAAAAAGTCTCTACCTCAAGACCTATATAATAGACTAAAGAATGGCGAAAGAACTATTCCTCTTGATCCCAATAAAGTAGATTTTTACTTTTACAAAAAAGATGATTGGATGGTTTGGTCTGATCCTATGATTAGTTCCATTCTTGACGATATTATCATGTTAGAAAAAATGAAATTAGCAGATATGGCAGCTCTTGATGGCGCTATCTCTAATGTCCGACTATGGACCGTTGGTGACTTAGATCATAAGATTATACCAACAAAAGCCGTTATTAATAAGCTGAGAGACATATTAGCCAGCAACGTCGGCGGTGGAACTATGGATATGGTTTGGGGACCGGAACTGAAATTCACTGAAAGTCAATCTCAAGTGTATAGATTCTTAGGATCTGAAAAATATCAGCCGGTTCTCACGAGTATCTATGCCGGTTTGGGGATACCTCCTACCCTTACCGGCGCCGCTGGCGGTGGTGGTTATACCAATAATTACGTTTCTCTCAAGACTCTGGTTGAGCGACTTGAGTATGGTAGAGAGATATTGGCTAGTTTCTGGAGAAAAGAAATAGCAATAGTACAAAAGGCTATGGGTTTTAGATATCCAGCAGAAATTCATTTCGACTCTATTGTATTGTCTGATGAAGCCGCCCAGAAGAAGTTGTTGCTCGATCTTGCAGATAGAGATATTATCTCACAAGAAACACTTCTGGAAAGATTCAGAGAAATACCATCTATCGAGAAGGTTAGGGTTAAAAGAGAGGTTAGAGATAGAGATACCGAGGCTTACGCTCCACAAAAGGCTAGCCCATATCATAATCCTCAACATGCCCACGATGTTGCTAAAATTGGTATTACTAAAGACTTGGTTGACAATGAAGAATACTTTGAAAAATACGGTATTCCATACAGCCAACCAGAGGTTGTAGAAGAACCTAAGCCGCAACCAAAACAAGAAGAGAATCAACCAATTCAAGAGGCTGGAAGACCTATGTTTTCTAGGGATACAGAGAAAAGAAAGCAGAAAAGAGTTCTACCAAAGAGTTCCGATACTACCGTGGCTATGCTTTGGGCTATGGACGCTCAGGCAAAAATCTCTGAGGTTTTGTCCCCAATAGCTTTAGCCCACTTTGATAAGAAGAACATCAGAAGCCTCACTAAGTCAGAAGTAGATCAGCTAGAACACCTAAAGCTATGTATTCTTACTGGATTAAAACCATTTATGGAAATTGATGAAGCTGTAATTAAAAATCTATTACAGGCTCAAATAAACCCCCCAAAGGAGTTTACTTCTTTCGCTTCAGAGAAGGTTGAACAGTTTGTTGATACCAACAATAGGCAGCCAAATAGTAATGAGATGAAGATGATTTACTCTACTGTCTTTGCTGAATTGAGCGATTTTTAGCAAGAAAAAACTCATATATTAAAAATTTGTGTATTATCAGACTGGAGGTATTTTTAAAATGGAAATATATAAATCAGAAATAGAAGCCGGTTTATCTGAGCTTCTACAAAATAACAGTGTTGCTTATTGCGCACAAGCTAATCTTCATAAGGGTGACTTAGAGTCCGCTAAGATTTCTATATCTAATGCAGATGTTCTCGAAAAGGTCGTGGCCCAAAATAAAGATCAGATGGATTTATACTATCTTGAGTCTATTCTAGTTTCCACTGGCTGGAACAAAAATGATGACGTTTTTGATTCTGGCGAAACTTGGGCTGCTAGGAATACCCCAGAAGATAAACAATTCAATTTCATGCACAATGAAGATGATATCATTGGTCATATTACCGGCAGTTATATCGTTGACCAAGACGGGAATCGTCTTGAGCAAGAAGAAAAGCCTGATCAATTTGATATTGTTACTCAAGCAGTTCTTTACACTAGCTGGTCTGGTGAAGAAAAGCGTGATCGTATGAATAAAATTATAGCAGAAATCGAAGAAGGTAAGTGGTTCGTCTCTATGGAGTGTTTGTTCCCTGCTTTCGACTACGCTCTGCAATCAGCCGAAGGCGAAACAAAGGTTATAGAAAGAAACGAAGCTTCTGCTTTTCTTACAAAGCATTTAAGAGCTTACGGTGGGGAAGGTACTTACGAAAACTATAGAATTGGCAGATTATTACGAAACTTAGCATTCTCTGGTAAAGGTCTTGTTTCAAAACCTGCTAATCCACGTAGTATTATTTTGGACAAGAGTGAATATTTTGACGAATCAAAATCACAAACGTTAACTATTTCTTCAGTTAAGGAGATGAATATGTCAGATCATGATAAGCAGATCGAAGATTTGCGCGCGGAGCTAGCAGAAGCAAAAGCTGCTAACGAAGCTCTAAAAGAACAGGTTGTTGCAGAGCAGCAAGCTGAAGTTGAAGCAAAGATTGCTTCTCTTGAGGCTACTATCGCTGAACAAGCTGCTACAATCGAAGCTAACACTGCAACCATTGCAGAACAAGCTGAAGCCATCAAGAATGGCGAAAAAGATATGAAAGAAAAGATGGAAGAACTTCGCGAAATGAAGAAGAAAGAAGGCATGATGAAGCGCAAGGCACAGCTTGAAGAAGCTGGTCTAGATGCTGAAGAAGCCGCTGCTACTGTCGAATCTTTTGACGGCGTAAACGACGAAGCTTTTGAGGCTGTTGTCGCGGTCATGAAAAGCAAGTATGCCAAGAAGCCAAAAGCGGAAGAGCATGATGACGAAAAAGAAAAAGACGCTAAAGCTGAAATCGAAGAAGAAGTAGACGCAGCGGAAGCTAGCGAAGAAGTTCTTGAAGAAGCAGAGGCTTCGGAAGAAGTTGCTATTTCTGAAGTAGAACCAGAAGTTGATCCAGCAGAGTCGCTCCGCAGTGTTGCAAGCGAATGGATTGGTTCTTTCTTGCAATCAACCCCAAAAAACAAGTAATTTTTTTAACAAGGAGATAAATAATGGCTCTTAAATCAGATAGAAGTGTTCTAGATACTGACATTTCATTCTTCATGAATGAAGCAGCTACCAGAGGCGGTATTGCTTCTGTTAGCACCGGAGGTTCTGGGGCGGCTATGGACCAAGGCGAGGCTTTGGTTACTTATGCTGCTCTTCCATCCGGAAAAGTTCCTGTTGGTCTTTTGCTCAACGATATGGTCAGTATTGACCTTACTCGTCAGCACTTGAACCAGCACAAAGACGAAGTTCAAAAAGGTGGCAAGGTCACTCTTCTTCGTAAAGGTTACGTTGTGACAAACAGCCTAGAAGGAACTAGCCCAAGCGCTGGTGATCCTGCCTACGTTGCTCACAGTGGAAACTTGGCTATCGAAGACCTTTCCAGTGACGATACCGATGCCGATGGTTCGACCAGACTTGTTGGTAGATTCCTTTCTGGCGTAGATCAGGACGGTTATGCTAAAGTTTACATCGACCTTCCTAACACTAACGTATAATTAAATTATAAAGGAGATATTTAACATGTCGATCAAAGAAAGACCATCAGCAGAATTCATTGAACTGCTAAAGCGTTCTGGCGCTTCTGATAAAGCTGTTGCTATCGAAGCACAGCGCGAAATCGCTAAAGCTCTTGAGCTTCCTCTTCGTAAGGGCGTTCTTTTTGGCGATGTTGTTACCTCGATTTTCGAGACAATGCCTCTCGAACCCGGCGCGACTCCAGAGTTCCCATTGGACCTCTTGTCACCCGGAAGCGAAGTCGATCATATTGCTTACACTAATCCCGGAAACGGACGTATTCCTGAGCGTCACGTTGAAGGTGATTACGTCATGGTCAACACCTATGGCGTTTCTAGCTCGATTGACTTCTTGCTCAAGTACGCTCGTGAAGCCAACTGGAATGTTGTTGCTCGCGCGATGCAGGTTCTTGAGTCTTCATTCGTGAAGAAAATCAACGACGACGGCTGGCACACCCTTTTGGCTGCTGCTGTAGACCGTAACATCTTGGTTTACGATGCTGATGCAGCTGCCGGTCAGTTCACTAAGCGTCTTGTAAGCTTGATGAAAACCGTCATGCGTCGTAATGGTGGTGGTAACAGTGTTACCGCTCCCGGTCGTTTGACCGACCTTTACTGCTCGCCAGAAGCTATCGAAGACATCCGCAACTGGGGTGTTGATCAGCTTGACGAAGTTAGCCGTAGAGAAATCTACGTTGCTGGCGACGATGGTCCTGCAATCACCAGAATCTTTGGTGTCAACTTGCACGACTTGTTCGAGTTTGGCGACAATCAAGAGTATCAGTCGTACTTCACTAGTGATCTTGGTGGATCGCTTCAAGGTAGCGACGTTGAACTCGTTATCGGTCTCGACCAAGGTGCTAGCGACAGCTTCGTTATGCCTGTCAAGCGCGAAGTCGAAATCTTTGAAGACGAAACTCTTCACCGTCATCAAAGACAGGGCTACTACGGATTTGCAGAAATGGGCTTTGGTGTCCTCGACAACCGTAGAGTTCTCGCTGGCTCGTTCTAAAACTGAGCTTAACAGAAGAAAATTTGGAAAGCCGTCCCGTTTGGGACGGTTTTCTTTTTATTTTGTGTATAATAAATGACGAGTCACAAAAGGGATAAGCTATGTTTTCTGGTAGTTCTTTCGCGGAGAATGCTTTTTCAGAAATTTCTGTCATTACTAGCGGTATAGTTGGCAGTAGCGATGTTGTTATATTTTTTAATAACTCCTTTTTAGAATTTCCTCTTGAATTAAACACTGAAGCAGAACTAAATCTTGATATAAATACTCAGCAGGATCACTCTTTAGGTGTAAACAAAACATTAGAATTTAATGCGGAGAGATAGATGCCTCTAAAGGTCGCAGACAGGGTAAAGGAGTATACCACTACCAGTGGTATTGGTGGTGTATCTTTTATAGGCCCGTATAATGGCTTTCAGAGATTCGACGACGCTTTAAGTGCTGGTGACACCACATATTACGTTATAGAAGAAAATGATAAATGGGAAGTAGGTATTGGTACTTACGGTTCTCATAATCTAGAAAGAAATACCGTACTCGCAAGTTCTAATAATGGAAATAAAATCACTCTTGGTGGTAGCGGTACTGTATCTATAGTATACCCAGCTTCTCAGGCTGTGTTTAAAGATGATTTTGTATATCTTAGTGGTGTTGTATCTTCAAATCAAGATGAATTAATAGCTCTTTCTGGCTGGACTATCGCCAATGTAGCAGAGCTGTCTAGTGAGATATCTTCTGTTTCTGGTTGGGCGCAGGCTTATGTTGACGAACAGGATCACAACGCTACTGCTGTTTCTGGCTGGGCTGACTCAAAGTTTACTGACTCTGCAAATGACCTGTCCTCTGTTTCTGGCTGGACTCAGGTTGGAATAGATGGTGTTGTTAGCGATCTTGCTAGCGTATCTGGCTGGACTCAGGCTGGTGTAGATTCTGTTGTCTCTGATCTAGCAAATGTTTCTGGTTGGACTCAATCTGGCCTAGATGCCGTGGTTGCCGACCTCTCTGCCACCTCTGGATGGGCTGATGCGAGTATTGGTTCTCTTTCTGGCTGGACTCAGACCGGCCTAGACTCCGCTTCCAGTGACCTAGCCAGCGTGTCCGGTTGGACTCAGGCTGGTGTTGATGCAGTTGTTTCCGATCTTGCTAATGTTTCCGGCTGGACTCAGGTTGGTATTGATTCTGTTGTTTCTGATCTGTCTAGCGTTTCTGGTTGGACCAGTAGTAATTTTACACAAACAAATCTAGATGTTGATTATGTTTCTGGTATTGCTACCTATGCTAGCGGTCAAGCCATACAAAACGAAAGCGACATAGCCGCAGTTTCTGGTTTGATTGGTGTTGCTGACTTTTTGCCGGGAGCTACTGGCGCTTTAATAGATCAAAATACTGACGATATAGCTACCGCTTCTGGCGCATTAAGAAATAGTATCAATACAAATGCCGCAGATATCGTGACCGCATCTGGTGCGCTTCGTGACAGTATAAATGCAAATACGACAGATATCGCCACCGCGTCTGGGGCCTTACGAGACTCAATAAATGAAAACATTCTAGATATAGCGTCTGTATCTGGACTGCTAACACCTAGTGGTGATCACTTCACATTTTCAAATGCCATTTTGACATACTTCAATAGTGCTGGTGGTAGTTTTGATGTTGATCTATCTAGTATAAGTGGTGATGTTTATGCCATGATTGTAGATGGCGCACCAACCACGCTTGATACTCTCAATGAAATTGCTGCCGCTCTTAATGATGACGCAAACATAGCCAATACTTTAACAAGTTTAATATCCAGTACCAGTGGTAATTTACAATCACAAATAACAGACAATGTTAATGATCTATCGTCTACTTCTGGTTATTTTGAAACTAGAGTTGATGATGCCGACGCTGAGATAACAGCTGTTAGCGGCTGGGCTGGCACCCATTCCGACGCTGGCGATACCGCCGTTAGCGGGTGGTCAGAAAGTACATTCTCTACCCTCTTGCAAATGGATTATGTGTCGGGTATTGCGACATATGCCTCTGGCAAGGGTGTTACGGGCAACCCAAGCGGGGTGCTGTATTTCGATAACGCTGGTTCCGCGACCGGCGATCCTTCGTTTACATTTGATGGAGCTAACGTAACTGTTGGTGGCTATATCGACGCTAGCGGCGAAAGAGTCGTAACAAGTCCAGACATACATCATCTTGTTCAGTTGACTCAGGCTGAGTACGACGCCTTAACTCCTGATTCGGCCACTTTTTATATAATTACAGATGCTCCATCTATCTCTGGATATTTTCAGCCTTTGGTGTCTCAGAACGCTACAGACATTGTGGCTGTTTCTGGTATTGCTGCTTATGCGTCTGGTAATACGGTAAATGGAGATCCAAGCGGTATACCATTCTTTGGTGACGATGGCGCAATCACTGGAAATAATACATTAATATATGATGGTCAGAGTATAACTCTTGATGGCACAATATTTGCTACTGGTGAGCGCGTTATAACTAGTGATGAAATATTTCACATTAAACAGCTTACTCAGGCAGAATATGACGCATTAACACCAGACTCCGCTACTTTTTATATCATAACAGACGCCAGTGAAGATGCTGCTGTTTCTGGTTATTTCCAAGGTGAGGTAGATAGTTTAAGTGAAGATATTGTTGCCGTGTCCGGTATTGCTGCATATGCCTCTGGAAATACCATAAGCGGCGAAGCAAGTGGTATACTTTACTTTGATAATACTGGCTCTGTTACTGGTGATAACACTTTAACATATAACGGGGCCGATGTTGCGCTTAGTGGCAATATTATAGCTAGCGGCAAGAGGGTTATAACCAGCGAACAGGTTTACCACATCGAGAAGCTCACGCAGGCAGAATACGACGCTATCACACCTGACGCGGCGACCTTTTATATTATTACTGATCCAGACGTAGAGGGTCCAGTAGTTCAGCCCTATAGAGAGGTTTCTTCTAACACAACTATCTTATCTACAGATTATACTATAAACGCCACAGCTGGTCTCGTCTTGACTTTGCCAACAGCAGTTGGTAACGGTGGTCTTATGTATCACATTAAAAATACAAGTACTGGTAATGTCATTGTTAGCGGTGTAGGTGGCGAAACACTAGATGGACAACTTTCATTTGAGATGAGTACTCAATATCAGTCCATTAAAGTACAGTCAACTAACTCTAACTGGATTATACTATAATGGCAAATTTAAAGTTTGGTAATACTAATATAGGTAAGATATCTATTATTGAACCACCAGAGGTTCCCGTTGTAGAAGACGTTTATCCAACGGGAGAATGGGTTCGTCCTGCGCACTGGTTAGATATGCCAACGATTGGATCTGGAGAGCATAAGGCGGCGTTTTTGTGGGCGATACCCAGCGGTGAAAATTTATTAAGTAATTTTGTTAAGATTAACTGTAGAGGTGCCGACGATCCTAGCACAACAAATACAAATTATTTCTTAACTGATTTTACTGTGGATTGGGGTGATGGAAATTCCGAATATCAAAATCTTCACAATGGTCAAGGCGGTGCGACTGTTGAGCATGTATATGATTTCTCTTCATTAGATCCAGCAACAGAGTTTGAATTTAGGGGGATGAGGTTTAGGCAAACTCTCGTTGTTGTAGATGCTGGTGCGAGCGGTATTTCTAGCTTAAACTGGAGATATATTACCGGCACCCAAAGGCAATATCCAGATTTATATGTTCTAGAATATAATATTAATGCGCCAAGTGGTGAGTACCTCGGTGTTAGTCAAGATACTTACGGTGAAAGATTTCCGCTACTAGAAAAGGCGAGAATATACGGACCAAAAGTTCGCTATCTAAATAGCATGTTTAGTGAGACACCAAGACTCAAAGAGGTTGAAATACATACTACAAATGAGTTGCATGGCACTAGATCCATGTTTTCTAACTCTGCGCTAGATTACCTTCCAGATTTTGAAACTTCTGGTGTTGAGATGTGTAATGGAATGTTTATTAATTTTAAAAACGTTAAAATTTTCCCTTCGGGTAAATACAACTTTGATAAAGTATACCATAACCCATCTAATAATAGATATAGTGGTTTTAGTTCTATGTTTTCCGGTTCTAATTTTGAAGAGATCCATATAGACGTGCCATCTGGCGACACCGGATACCAGAATATGGCTGCCATGTTTCGGTTTTGCAAAAAACTTAAAAGGATTACCGGAAACTGGGACACATCATTAAACGTGTCATTTAATGAAACTTTTATGAATTCTGACAATCTAGAATTTATGCCCAGAATAGATTTTTCTTCTGTTACAGACATTAGAAGAGGTTTTAACGAAACCCCTAAACTAAAAACCAATATATTCCCAGATGGTCGTGTTTATATGCCGTATCTTAATACTACAGACGGCAGCGCGTTTTCTAACTGTGCGGGAGTAAAGGGGTCTATTTACATAGAGGATATTGGAACCTCTGGATCGCAAAACGGTCGTATGGATGGATTATTTGCTGGTTCCGATGTTCGTAAGGTTGAGTTTTCAGAAAAACCATTATACACATCTCATATTTATGGTTTTAATAGCATGTTCTCTAGTTGTAAGAAACTAGAATATGCCGGTTACATAAATGCTTCTGGATGTGAGCGAACAGGGGCTATTTTTCAACACTGCTACAACCTTAAAAAGTTCGCTGGAATAAACTCTTACAGTTCTACAGACTTTAACAATCTATTTTATTTGTGTTATAATTTAAAAGAAGTTGGGCCTATTGATATGTCGGCAGGAGGCAATGGAAATATATCTGCTCAAAGAATGTTTAACTCTTGCTTCAATCTTGAGAAATTACCAGATTTAGATTTGTCTCGCGTTTGGTACGGGTATCAAATGTTTAACGGTATGCCAGCCTTGTCACAGTCTGGCGCCTGTGATTTTAGCAATATGTTATCTTCCTTAAATTCGTCGTCTCAGGCTGGTCAATTCGGCATTAGGTATGATGTCATTACAGATTTAGTAATTCCCCCAGATGCAAACCTTAATAGCACTTTTGCTGGTAATCCAAATTTAAAAAGGGTTCCTTTTGTTGAGGCGTCTGGCGCTTACACAATGGCAGGATTTTTTAATAACTGCTACAACTTAGAAGTCGGAACTCTTTCTGGTGTAACATCAGACATAGGATACTACAGAACGTGTCTTTCTAGTGGCGCTATCGAGGATATTTTTAATTGGCTTGGAACCGCGAATAAAACAATTGATATCAGATACACGCCCGGAACTTACGAATTACACGCTGACACAATTGCGATAGCTACCTCTAAAGGCTGGACAGTTACAACATAAGGTGATAAAATGGCAGTTATAAAAGTAGGAAACAACAGTATAGGTAAGATATCGGTTATTGAACCGTATGACGATCCTATTGGTACACCAGAATATAAACTAGAGGGTCCGTGGGTTCGCCCTAGTGGATGGCTTGACATGCCAACATTTGCTTCTGGGGAAGATAAAGCTGCAATACTTGCATTTTTCCCAAGTGGGTCTACAGATATTTCTGCACAAATTTACACTAGGGGCTTTCAGGCTTCTGGATATAAAACTTATACTACAATAGATTGGGGTGACGGAACAACCAGCATTGCAAGCGGAACGTCTACTGACTGGAGAAGTGTTGATTATATTGCTCCGCAGGTTCATGTTTATAACTACGATGATCTTCCTGCGGAAAGTGAAGCCAAGATAAACGGAATGACTTGCAGGCAGGCTCTTATAGTGCTAGACGGAAGTGTAAGTGGCATAGAGCAAATAAATTTGTCAGAATTTAATAATGCTCAAAGGGTGTCTTATTCAAATAACTACCAGTCTATGCCCATATTAGACGTTCATATAGAGTGTCCAAATTTAAGAGAGTTGTATTTATATACACATCAATATGGATATCCGCGAGAAATAGAAAGACTGGTGATTAACGCCACCGGAGAATTTACCACATGTAGCTCGTTATGTCATGCGATGACTAAACTAAGAGTTTTTGAAATGCCTCATGCTGACACCTCTAATGTTACATCTTTTGCTGGCATGTTTTCGTATTGTTATTCTTTACAGTCTGTTCCTGATTTGGATACTTCTTCTGCTACTAATGTATCTAGCATGTTCAATAACACCAGATCTCTTAAAACAATACCAAATATTGATACTTCAAATGTAACCAATTTCAATAGCTTTTTACTTTATTCTTATTTAGACGAGATACCTCGGCTTGATTATTCAAACGGCACAGACCTTACTTCCTGTTTTAGCGCTATGTTTAAAATTAAAACAGTCCCTTCTGGTCTAGATTTTTCAAGCGCGACAAACATAAATAGCACTTTTGCTTCGTGTTATAGTTTGCAATCTTTGCCAAATAATATTTTTGATCAATTTACAAATGTCACAACGGCAGATGGTACTTTTGCTTCATGTATAAACCTTAAAAGGATGCCAAGGATCGACCTTCCAAATTGTACAAACATGAGGAGATTTGCACAAAGCTGCCATCAGCTAGAAGATTTGCATATAGGTGATGTTCGCAGTATGCCAACGGCCCCTTACAATACAAATGGTAACTTCAGAGAGGCGTTTCATAATCTTTATAATGCTAAATCAATTAAAATAGATTATCCAGACGAGACTTGGGCTTCTGGCATGTATAGTATGTTTAGTAACTGCTTTTCTTTAAGGCAGGCTCCAGAAATAAACTTGTCTAAAGCCTACTGGGTGGCTTATTTTTTTGGAGGGTGTCACTCTCTTGAAGAGGCGCCCGTCTACGACCTTTCCAATGCGAATGATTATCAAAGTTTTTTTATCAGTTGTAATCAGCTTAGAAGAGTCGGCGGGTTTAAGTTTGGAAACGTTAAGGCTGCTGATGCCAGTCAGTGTTTTTATAGATGCTATAGGCTTGAAGAGTTTCCTTCCGGTCTTTGTCAAGACTATTATTCTACCCCGACTAGGGGATTTAGAATGTTCTGGGAAACTAATTACCTAAAAAAAATGTCAAACGTAACAACTTCTGGAATGACACACACCAATGGTTCGCCATTTGTTACTATGTATGGGTTACAAGAAGTTGAAAATGTAGAATTTTCTTCTGGTGATTATTTGCCTAATCTATTTAATAATTGCCCAAATCTCACTTTGGTTGGAGACTGGAATGCTTCTGGCGTTGAGGATTTGACTGGAGCTTTTTCTTCTTGCAGAAGTTTGAGATGGTCAGATATTCGTAATGTAAGTTGCAACATAGGATATTATGATTGTTTTTTAAGTAGTGGCGCTTTGGAGCATATATTCACTAATCTTGCTAGTGGAGTTGTTGGAAAAACTATTGATGTGAGATTAAATTACGGAACCCCACAGCTTCACGCAGACACTATAGCAATAGCCACTTCCAAGGGCTGGACAGTCACAACATAGGGGATAAAATGTTTAAGTTAGGTAATACAGAAGTAAACGCCACGGCTGTAACCGAGAATTATGAGTCGATGGTTCCTGATCAAAGAGCCAGAAAGGACTGGGTAAAGCCCTCTACTTGGTTAGACCCTCCAGCCAACCCGAACGGCGACGATGTTATTTATGGCATTCTTCCTGTTTATGATACAGATCAAGAAGAAGTTATTATAACATTTTATTTTGGTAATAATAATGACTCTAGCGGATCTGTTGATGTTGACTGGGGTGATGGAAATGTAGAAACTTTTACCGCCCCAAATCAAAGCGGTATTAGGGCGCTCCATAAATATAATTATTCTGATATTAATTCTAATACACAAACTACAGTTTTCGGAAGAAGTTGTAGACAGGCAATCGTAAAGGTGACTTTAAATAGTTCTTCTAATGCAGACCTGTCTGGAATTTATTTTAATGGAATGGCAGAAGCTACATATGATAATAGAGATATGTATGCGACCCCTTATTCAAAATGGACAGAGTTTTATGTAAACTGGAGTAATTTAAAACATTTTCATGTCGGTAGATCGCTTCAAAGAAATTCTATAGCCAGATATTTACACAAGGTGACAATAGAGAACAATAATTTATTTAGCATGAGGTTCGAGGGTTCTTACTCTTTGGTTGATCTTTCTATACAGGACAATGGAACGCTTACAAGTTTAAATAGAGCGTTTGCGTCTTGCTCTTCTTTGATATCTATTCCTGATTTAGATACATCTAACGTCACGGATTTTCTTTACGCTCTCTATTATTGCACATCTTTAAGAACGGCTCCAAACTGGGATACTTCTTCTGGAACTGATTTTGGCGCAGCTTTTAGTAATACGGGAGTTTCTGAATTTCCTGCCTATAATTTTTCAAGCGCTACAAATGTCGCGTCGTGTTTTTCTGGAAACAAGGGGTTAAAAAAGGGCATCATGCCTTATGCTCCAAATGCAACGAATTTTGAGAGCGTCTTTAATCGTTGTGAAAACATGGCCGTTGTTAGATTTTTAGGCTCTACTGCGCACATCACTAATTTTAATTATTGTTTTTATTATTGTTTTAATTTAAGAAGAGTTGCTGGTTTAGATACTTCTGGCGCTACTAGTATGAGCAGCGCTTTCCATTCATGTACTCTCTTAAAAAGATTGCCGTATTTAAACACGCCCAACCTTACGAATCTTTCTTCTACGTTTGCGTATTGTACTCATCTTCAAAGGGTTCATTTGTCTAGCGTCGATAGCGTTACCGCTATCACTGAATGCTTTAATGGTTGTAGGTATTTAAAAGAAATAAAGATTGACAGTTTAAATTGCACTGGGGTTACTA